TAATTAAATTTCTCAGCAAAACAAGCAAAAAAATTATCATTAAAATCATAATTTTTTCTTTTTTTATCTAAAAATTTATCGATATCTAATTGATCAGCGCAATCTCCAACTATTTCTGCTATTGTTAAAATATTATCTTGTATATTTTGTATTATGAATTTTTTATCTTTTTCATAATTTATACTTGGTCTATAGTGTTCTTTATAAGCATTTGGTGTTTTTATGCCTTTCATTTTTAAATAGATATTACCACTTTCTTTCATATATCTATTAAATAATTCAGAGATACCCATTGATAAAATTACAATTTTATTACCATTTTCTTTGATTTTATCTATAAAGTTAGAGTATTTTTCTATTATGTCTTTAGAACAAGGTAACGTTATAACATTTAACATAAAAATCCATATATTTGTATCAACTATAAAGATATCATCTTTTGATATATTAAAATTTTCAATTTTTATATGTTGCATTTTATTTACTCCTCTTTATTAGTATAAAATTTTTCAGATGTATCTTCAACTGTTTCTATTTGCAATAATGAACCTTTAGTAATATTTGTAAAAATTATTCTTTCTTTTAATTCTTTTTTATTATACATTTCAAACAATCTTCCATACCATGCATAAAAAAACGCTGTTATTGTAGATTTGATGTTTTCAAAGTCAATAATAACTTTGTTTCCAGCTTTTAGTTCTTCTAAAACTATAGGATATAATTTCTCTCCTTTTTCCGTTGAAATTAAAAATGAACTACCAAAAAATTCTTTTAATTTAATTGTTTTCTCCATAAATATCACTCCTAAATAATTCGTTTATTATTTTATCTATATTTTCTTCTTCTGTTGCTTGAATATAAGAAATACCATTATCTTTATATTCTATGCAAAAAGTTATAACTGTCCCTGGAAAACCATATAATAAATCATTTTTATATATAATTGTACCATTATTAAATCGTTTTTCATATATCCCTTTTCTAGAAACTATTTGTAACCAACCATTTCTTTCACCTATAAATTTTTCTAATAAAAACAATCCTGATCCCCCTGGGTATCCATTAACTAATTCTTTTGTAGAGTTTTGATATCCCATTGCCCAATCAATGCATTCACAATCTCGAGAAAAAAATTCTTTTTTCAAAACATTTTCAGGTATAGTTTTACCAAAATCAACTATTGAAAATATTAATTTTTCTTTTTTAGGGAAAAATTGTCCACAAGTATATATATAATTAGCTTTTCCATGAAAATATGCATTTTCAAATAACTCAAAAATACAATCTATCAAGCTTTCTCTTATTGTGTTGTTACAGTTAAAAAAAACTCTATTCCCCAAAATTTCCTCTATATATTCACCTATTTTATCATCATCTCTATTTTCAGGGAATTCACTATATTTTATTGAAGTATGATATTTGTCTTCACATAAACAACGATTAATTTTTTCAGAAAAACAATTTCTAGCAAAAAAAATATTAACTTCATCATTTATATTAATTATCTCAATCTTTTTCATATAACTAAAGTAATCTAAAATCAAGCCTAATATAGCACACATATTTCCTTCAATAAATTCTAAATCTATAAAATCTAAGGTTAATATTTCTTCTTTAATATCAATATTTTTACTTAAAATATTACATAAAAAATTATAAGTTTGTCTATCGTTACCTAAACGTTTAGGAAATTTGATCTTCTCTATTTTAGTGTCACCTCTTATCTTTTCTTCAATTCTCTCAACTGCTCCAGTAGTCTAATATCTAAGCTTGGATTCTCTATATAATCATCAATATCATCATATAAAAGTTCTACAGCAAACTTATTAGCCTCTTCTTCTAAAATACTTCTTCTGATAATTCTAGTATTTTTTAGAAAAAAATTAACTTCATCTAATTGGTGATATAAACAATGTCCTAACTCATGTGCACATACAAACTTTTGAGAAAAATGATCTAAATTTTCATTTATACAAATTAATTTCTTTCTCATTCTTTTAATTGAATAACCTTTTATTTCCCCAAGATCTGCAAATATAACTAATATCCCAAGATATTTGCATAGTTTAAAGGGGTTACTGGTTCCATATTTCTTTTTAAGATTTTTAACTCTTAATGGAATATTCATAGTATCACCTTTAAATTATTTTTTTCTTTTATTAGCTAATTTAATTTCAAAAAAAGCATCTTGTAAAGAATTGAAAAATTTTTCTTTATCTTCAAACGATACTCCCTCGTCTTGGAAGTATAAAACACTATCATTTATAAAATCTTCATATTGAAGTCTCTCTCTTTTATTTAAGTTTTCCACTCTCTCATCTTTTGAATTATTTACTTTTCTACCTAAAAAAGAAGTGAAAAGTTCATCTTTTTCTTGAGCTGTTAACTCTAAAGCAGTAGCTAGTTTATTTAAAGTTTTTATAGTACTATTGCTTTTCCCAGTTTCTATGTCACCTATTGTTCCTCTTCCAACTCCCGCTTTTTTAGAAAGTTCTTCTAATGTATAACCTTTATTTTCTCTTAATTTTTTAAGAACTTTTGATAATTTCTCCATAAAGCTTCACCCCTTGCAATCCGGTTATTTCGTATACCTTTAATTAATTATACTTTATTTTTACAAAAAAATAAAATATTTCTTGACATTTCCGATAATACCGGATATAATAAAGACATAAAGATAGACAAATATTTTTTTTAAAAACAATTTCCGGTTTAACCGGATAAAGCTTAGGAGGAAAGAGAATGGCAATAGCAATGGCATTAATGAAAACAATTGACGGAGAAAAAAGATATATAGATATTGAGAACTCAGTAATCTATACAGATACAATAGTTATTCAAGGTGATGGAGAAGAACTTAGAATGGATGGGCTTGAATGCTTAGAGTACATTCAAGAGAAACTGGAAGAAGGCTGGGAATTAATAAGATAAATAAAAAAAGACCCCGAAGGGTATGAGGTAAGGGATTACTTACGATGCTTAATCCAACAAATAACAATGATAACTATTCCAAGTAAAAGAATAGCCCCGCCATCAAAGTTAAATACAGGATTGGAAATAACAATGTTCATTCCCTCAACCTCCTGAGATAGTTTACTTATGCTCACAAGGCTGTTGACACCTTATGAACATAAAATAAGCTCCCACGGCGGAGTGAGAGCCTATTTCATCAACATTTTTAAAAATACTATCTCAGTTGCAAAGCCCCTTCGAGTAGGTACCTTACATCAACAGTATAACAAGTATATATCAAAAAGTCAAATTTTTGGGAGGGAATTATGAAAGTTATAGAGATATTAAAAAGAGCAAATGATAAGTTAGAGCCTGTATCAGACAGAATATTAAATAAAATGTCTGAGTTGTTTGGTGAAAAGTTACCTAAATTCTTAGCTAGAAACATAGTTAGAATATACATTTTATCTTTCATAGTTATGATCTTAGCGATGATACACGCTTACTTCCAAAGAGGGTATCTTGCATTTGGTGGTGAAGTGATGATTATGTTGCTTCCTTTAATGCTGGGTATGTACCTTGGAATGAGAGGTGACGAGTAATGAATTGGCACAACGATTTCGACGGACCAACAATTGCAGATTCATATGCAAAATCTATGGGAGTTGGACCATACGAGGATGATTTTGAGGAAGAAGAAGAGAAAACTTTCTGCGAATGTGGAGAACATGAAGCTGACTATGAAGTTTTCTACTGGAATGAAAACTTTAAAAACGGAATGAAATTCAGTATCTTTCTATGTGAAAACTGTTTACAAGAGTTTGTAGATAGCTGCATAGAAGATGGTGATTCATACGAGATAAAAGAAATCTAAGGAGGAACAAATGAAATTAGAAACTAAAATAACCATTTCTACAAATGATGCTGATCTTGGAGTTCAAATTGAAACACCTATAGATCTCAACAAAAAAGAAGCAGAAGATATATGCCAAATTCTATATAATGCATTATTTAGAGAAGCTGGAGCCCCTGAAAGTTTTATTCAAACTTTAAAAGCAAAAGCATATAAAAAAACTACTGTACCAATAGAATAAAATTAAGTTTTTAACACAGCTCTCACACTGATGAGAGTCATGTCAAAAATTTAAAAGAGGTGAATTATATGGCTACTGTTAAAGAGCTAAGAGAAAAAGCTAAATCATTAGGCTTAAAAGGTTATAGCAAATTAAAAAAGGCTGAACTTGAAGAGCTTATTGAAAAAACTGAAATGGATAAAAAAGATTTAACTGAGGAAGATTTAAAAACTATAGTTCCTCCAATCGTGAAAATTTACTCTTATGAAAATCAAGAGCAATGGCACGATCTAAGAGGGATAGGAGTTGGAGGATCTGACATAGGAGCTATCCTTGGAGTTAATAAGTGGAAGTCTGCTATTGATGTCTATATTGACAAAACTGATGGTAATAAGAGTGTGAATAATAGATTTACACACTTTGGACATAAACTTGAGAAAGTAGTATTTGAGGAATTTGCTGAGAGACACTCTGAACTAAAGTGCTACACAGTGCCTTACACAATTCAAAGAGGTGTATGTGTGGCAAATGTCGATGGAATGTTCTATGATGCTAAAACTGACAGATACGGAGTTATAGAGCTTAAAACCACATCTGCATATAACAAAGATGAGTGGACAGGTGATACAGTGCCTCAGTCATATTATGCACAAGTTCAGCATTACTTGTATGTGACAGGCTTGAGATTTGCTTATATAGCTTGCCTGATTGGTGGAAATGATTATAAAGAGTTCTACATTGAGAGAGATCTCGATGATCAAGAGCTTATTGAAGAGAGAGCTAATGACTTTTGGAAAAATCATGTTCTTAAAAAAATACCTCCAATGGTTGACGGATCTGATTCATATTCAAAATATCTATTAGAACAGTCTGAGAAAGAAAATGAAGAGGTTTTTGAGCTTGATGAGATAACAATTAAGGGTGAAGAGTATAAAGCTATTAAATCAGAGATAGAAGAGTTAGAGAAGAAAAAGAAACTTATAGAGCAAGAGATTTTAAAAGCTATGAATGAAAAATCTTGTAAAAAAGCTAAAGCTGGAGATTATAAGTTTACTATTGTAACTACTGAAAGAAGTTCAATAGATAAAAAGAAAATGGAGCTTGAAAATCCTGAAATTATGAAGATCTATAAAGAAGTTGAAGCTGAGTATACAACTATAAAAGCAAGTAGTTATTTAAAAGTATCATAATTAATATAAAAATTTAGGAGGATAAAATGGAAACTAAAGTAGCAAAAAATAGTTTAGCAAAAGCTGCTAATGCAGTTACAGAGAAAAAGAAAGAGAAAACAATATATGACATTATAGAGGCTGGAAAAACACAGTTTGCAGCAGCACTTCCAAAACATTTAAATAGTGATAGATTTACTAGAATAGCAATTACTTGTGTAAGACAAAATCCTGAGTTAGCTAAATGTTCAGTTCCTAGCTTATTAGGTAGCTTAATGACAATAGCACAGCTAGGATTAGAACCAGGAGTACTAGGACAATGCTATCTAATACCTTTCAGAAATGCAAAACTTGGTACTGTTGAATGTCAGTTACAGCTTGGGTACAAAGGAATGATAGAACTTCTTAGAAGAACAGGGCAACTATCAGACATCTATGCTTATACTGTATATTCAAATGATGAGTTCACTATTGAGTACGGATTAGAAAGAAAGCTTACTCATAAACCAGCTTTCAATAATCCTGATGGCAGAGGGGAGATAGTAGGGTTCTACTCTGTAGCTATCTTGAAAGATGGAACTAGAGCTTTTGAATATATGACTAAAGCTGAAGTTGAGGCACATGAAGAGAAGTATAGAAAAGGAAAATATAAAAACAATATTTGGGATAAAAACTTTGAAGAAATGTCAATGAAAACAGTTACTAAGAAAATGTTAAAATGGTTGCCGATCTCTGTTGAAATGATTGAAAATCTTAGAAAAGATGAGCAAAGTTTCAATTTGAATCAAAAAACCAATGAAGTTACAGGAGATTATCTTGATAGTGATTCTTATTTTGAAGCTGAAGTAATAGATAACGAAACTGGAGAAATAATCACAGAGGAAAAACCTTCTTCTGATGATATGAAAACTTTAATGACTATAGCTAATGCTAATAGCTTAGATATAGTTAAAAAGGCTAAAGAGCTATTTAACATCACTGATTTAGATATGTTAAATATGGAGCAATATAAGCAATTAAAAGAAATTGCAATTCAAGGTTAATAAAAATGAATATTGAGCTAATAGAGGAAGAGGGGGAACTATTTTTATATGTTCCCTCTAATAAAAGATTTGCTGAAATAAAAGAACTACTTTCCAAGATTAAGAATGACACTATAAACGTTGTTAAAGTAGATAGACTGTCGCTTGATCAAATGAAATTGATATGGGCTCTATGTAGAGATTACGGAGATCTAAGAGGATATACAAGGGAAGAAATGAGAGAGGCTTTAGAGAATGAGTTCTGTAATAGTAAAGAGATAGAATATTTTTCAATCTCACCTTTTAAAAGAGATTGTTGCTCTATGAAAGTAGCTACAGACTTTATTCAATTTATCATTGAACATGCAATTAAGCATGATTACAACTTAATTGTATATGAAGGTAAAGGGGATAATAAAGTAGCTAAGAGATTACAAGACATAGCCCCAAACATTAGAAGATATGTAATACAATGTCTTTTACATAAAAGATGTGCAGTGTGTGGGAAATTAGTTGAAGTTGATCTACATCATTGGGACTCAGTAGCAAGCATTGGAGGCTATAAACATGATGATGGATTACAGACAAGATTTTTACCGCTTTGTAGAGAGCATCATACAGAGTTTCATAATATTGGAAAAGATAGATTCTCAAATAAGTGGCACATTGAAGGTGTAATACTTAGTAAAAATTTAGTTAAAAAGCTAAAGGAAGTCTATCCTAATCACTTCCAAGCTTTTAAGGAGGAATAACAGCAGTAAAAAAAGAATTTCATACAGGTGCTTTACCTAGCCTTGAACAAGCTACAATCATGGTAGTAATTGACCAAGGCAAAAAGGTAGTTGATGGAATTGAATATAATTTAGTTAAGAAAATGCCTTTCTATTCAAAGAAAAGTTTTTTAATAAGACAACCGAGCCTTGAAAAAGAGCTTGGAGTGCCTTTCAAAATCAAACAAAAGATAAAAGGTGAGTGGAAGTTCGTGGAGAGTGTCAAATGATCTTGAGAATAGAGAAAGAGTTCTCAAGAAAGCTAAAGATATTTTAAATGGAGAAATATATGTTAGTTTGCAAAAAATGCGGAGGTAGGATCTATGAGCAATTACAGATGTTCAAAGGTACTAAAAAGTTTATCTGTCCAGCTTGTGGAGCTACTTCCAGCAGTTTAAAAGAGATAGCTAAAAAGAAAATGATTAGATCAAAAGGCAAGTGAGCAGGTGATGATTATGTGGTACACAGTTATTTGCTGGATAGTGATAATCTTAGCAGTTGTTGGGATTGTGTTAGAGATTATGGATGGAGGAGAATGATTTAAATGTGGAGATGTAAAGAGTGTGGTGGAACTGAGTTCATAGAGCAATACATGAATGGATATAGAAAATATAGGGAATATGATAAAGAAGGTGAACCAGTTTATGATTCACAAGTTGATAATGACCCTGAGCTAGATATAGAATGTGAGAATTGTGGAAATAGAGGAGATCACTTAACAGTTATAGCAGAGTGGGTGGAAGAGTAGAATGTCATTAGATTTAGAGGTTAAAAAAACAGGAGATAGTTTAAGAATAGGATATGGTGGATATCTACATATGAGAGTTGAAATACTAAACACTATACAATCTGGTTTAGGAGATAAATTTAAAAAAGAATCTTTTAGTGGTCAAAAATTTTACTCAAATGAAGTATTTAATGCAATAAAAAAATTAAAGTTAAATAACTTTATATTCCATTCTGACTGTGACGGATATTTAACTTATAGAGATATTAAAAAAACATTAGGGGTATTAGAAAACTATGATTTTTCTAATACTGAATGGTCTAAAACAATAAACAGTTTTATTAATTTATTAAAAATAGCAAGAGATAATAAAAGTTATATTGATTACTATTAAAGGAGACTAAATGAAAGAATTTATTATAAAACTTGGAGCTGCTGTATTTTATGCTCTGCTACTACTGCTGCTTTTAGGTGGTGGTAGTGTCAATGGATATAAGATTAAGGGGATTTTAAATATTGTAGTTGAGATGTTCAAATAATTTTTATTGAACTCGTAAAAGGAATGAGGTAGAATATAGATGGAAAAGTTACTAAATGAAGATAAGTTATTGGATAAATATGAGGTCATGAAGATTCTTAACATTGCTGAAGATACGGCTATTAAAAAAATGAGAGAGATTAATGATGAGTTAAAAAGAAAAAACAAAAACATTAAGATCTTGAGAGGACGTGTCAGTTCTAAAGCATTGAGAGAAAAATATAATCTTTAAAAAATAAAGGGTAACTTAATACCCTTATTTTTTTGCAGGAGGTACTTCATGAAGAATCCAAATGGTTTTGGCACAACTTATAAATTAAAAGGAAACAGAAGAAAAAAATGGGTTGCAAGAAAAACTGTAGCTTGGGAAAATGGGAAACAAAAAAGAGTTATAGTTGGATATTTTGAGAGTAAAAAGGAAGCAATGGAAGCATTAGCAAGTTACGTATACAATCCAAATGCTAAGGTAACTCTAAAAGATATCTACATTGAATGGAGTAAAGGGCATTTTCCAAAACTAACAGTCAGATCTAAAATAAATATAGAAAATACATACAGCAGACATATTTTTAAAATGGAAGATATGTATATTTCTGAAATTAAAGTTAATGTATTACAAGAATTTTTTGATAAATTAGAGTTATCAACTGGAACAATAAAAAGTGTTAGAAGTATATTA